CCAGCAAAACCTAGAACCCCTCTTCTACGCATCTTACAAGGTTCGTGCGACAGCCCCGATGTTCCGAACAAAGGTTTCAGATATTCAAACTGACCCGCAAAAGGTTCGCTCAATCTACTACGGACTTGGAAACATTCACGAATTCGTCACCGAAATGTACAGTGACAATCGTTTCCAAACCGAGATGGCCTCGATACCAGGACAGGCTGGAATTGAGATCAACGGAAACCTCAAGGAGTACATGCAAGCCTTGGCCGCCGAGCTTCCGCAAGAAGCTAGGAACGCAATGATTCAGAACTCGGCAATCAAGCCGACCATTCTGACCCAAGGACAATCGGCCGCCTTGGAACTATCCAGCCAGCCATTCGACTTTATGAAGATGGTTGAAAATCTTCGCCAAGGGAACGTCGAGAAAAAGCTGGAACAGGCCACCCTGTTTGCCCGAGGCATCAAGATTCAAGACAAAGACAGAAACAACATTGATGTCCTAAAGACCAAGCTCCTACAGCTCCACAAAAAGAAGCACGGATCCTACCAGAAGGAGGACGACGGCTATTATCGTCCAATACCTCCCCAGCAGTTGTCTTCTCAAGAGGAGACCCTTTACACGATGCTGATGGACAAGGCTCGTGCGGAAAAGTGGCCTGGGATCGCCTTCCAGTCAGATCTCATGCAAGTGGAGACAAGCACAAAGCCAGAGAATCTTGTCCTCGAACAGCAGTCGGCAGTACCAGAAGTGGAAGCTCCAAAGATGGAGCAACTCTCCTTGTTCTCACGAGGGCTAATGGAGGTTACGTCGGCGTTAAGCGAAGAGTTCCCATTCACAAAGGCAGTAGAGGCTCTACCTAGAGGCGGTCTTTATGGGCAACAAAGAGAGGATGCTTTCACAGATTTCATGCGAAACGCAATGCTTCCAGAGTCGTTCGAGGCCAAGTATAAAGGCAAAGGATTAAGTCCAGTTAAGCTCCGAGCCGAGTACCTCAAACAAAATCCAGAAGCACTCAAAAGGTTGTTGTATAAAGAGAGCGGTAAAAACCCAAGTAATAAGCTTTTCTCGCGAGGTCTTTCGATGAACAACGGAGATCAACAAGCCCCGCTAAATGACCTACTAGCCTCATTCTTGGGTGCGTCTGGAAGTATTATTACCGACGAGGAAATCGACGCCACCTACCAAAAAGCATCCGAAGAGAACGCTCCTTATGAAGTCGGCGCACCTTATGTAGGCCAAGATATTCGTAGTGCTGGCCCATTCGCTAACGATCAGTTCCGTGAAGTTCAAAGAGTAGCTAGGGAGCTACGGAGACCAATTGATACAGTTGAGACCGACGCATCAGTTCTGGCGGCGGCAAAAGCTTTGGTCGCCACCCACAAGGCACAACTCTACGAGGATCTGCTTGAAGGAACTCTTGAGACATCGGCAACTAATCAAGCAGCGGTTTACCTGGCCCTTGCCGAGGACGCAAAGAACGCAAAGACCCCAGAGGATCTTCGTGAAATTGCAATTCTCACGATGGCGAACGACATCCAGAGGACAAATTTGGCTCGTGCCATGCGGATTGGGCGTGACAGCCAGATGACAGCAGAAGAGCGGAATCGGTCATTCTTCAATGCGGAACTCTATAGAAGAAGCCCAGATTCGGACGAGCTGTACAAGAACGCCATCTCAAGAACCCTCAAAAGAAGGTCAATTGCTTCCAACGAAGAGCAGATCCGCCTCCTCCAAGCCGAGCTAGATCTAGCAAGAAGCCAAGTTGGGGAAGCCTTTAATGCCAACGAGCAATGGCAGAAGTGGGGAGCGTATATGGAGGGACGGATTAAAGAGTTCCAAGACGCCAATCAACTCTGGGCAGATCAGTTGGACAAATACCAAGTCCTAGAACAGGAATCTGCTAGAAAAATCGAGGCTCTACAGGCCGAGCTGGCAAAGGCAAATACCAGCCTCGAGCAGATGGACTGGGAGACAGCCCAGCTCAAAATCCGTGAGAGCAAGTCAGCTCAAGACGTGCTGGACACAATCAAAATGTCTCCAAACGATTCAGAGGCGATCCGACTTGTAATGGCTGGGATGGTTCCAATGGCGGCCGCTAAACAAGCTGGAATCAAGCCAGCCAGAGTGATGCAGTTGATGAAATCTCTTGAGACAAATACAAAGCAGAGGTTTGACCAAGTGGCTGGAGAGCTTGCAACCCAAGGCATTACAAGAAGCCAGTTGAAGGCGAAGTTGACCGCATTTGCCAACGGAGCATCCCTGCGGTCTAGGGGTATCGAAGCCAACCCAGAAGAGGCTCCCCTCACCAAAGAAGAGATTCTGGCAGAGATCGTTGCGGCGATGGGATTTGACTACGCAGGGCAGTCAGACACCTCTGGCAAGACCGATTGGCACAATGTTGACGGCAAAAGCTCCCTGTTCGACTGGAGAAAACCAAGCAACGTCGGAGTTGCCATGCAGATGGTTCGTAGGTCTCAAGGCAAGCAAGCCAGCATCGGCGATGCAGTATTTGAAGCCCACGTTGCCCTGCTTGTATCCAGCACATCGACCCAGCTCGCCAACGTATCAAAGACGCCCCTTACATTTCTTAATCCTTTCTACAGAATGGTCGAGGCGGGGATGTCCTACCTCATTGGCAAAGCTGGCCTTAATGTAAGACTTCCAGACGGAACGATTGGCAACCCATACGCCAGTTTGTCTGACGTGGTCAACGGAGCCACCGACGAGGCAAGGCTTGGATTTATGGCCATGATGCCTTCCGTAATTAACGGAACGAGATACGCTCGTTTGGCATTCAACACCGAGAAGCCTTACTACAACATCGACCATACCGATGCGACCCTGCTCGATGAAGGCGATCAGAAGTTTTATGAAAACGACCCCAAGATCCCTGGAAAACTGGGAAAGAAGGTTCGATTGCCCCTGCGAGCCTTATTGGCCGCCGACGAGTTTGCTAAATCCTTTGCCGCAGAAACTCTTGTTGGATCAATTGCATACAGAATTGCAAGGGCGAAAGGTCTAAACGGACAAGAGCGGGTAGATTATGTCAGAAACCAAGTCAGCGAGTTTGGATCTGATTCGTGGAAAATTGCAGTTGAGCGGTCTTCTCGTGAAACCCTTAACGAAGACGTGGCGGAAAACAAGGACGAGCCATTTACATTCAAGAGGCTCGGTAAAGCCGCCCCTCGAGCATTGAACAAGTTTAGCAAGGGCATCTCTGATCTTTCCCAAAACCTCGAAAGTTGGGGCTTTGATCCAAACAATGGAGCAAGGGCTGTCACCGCCCCTGTAGCGTTCGCTGGGTCGATGGGGTTACAGATCCTTCGAGGCCTTACCCTGTTCGCAAGGATATCTTATAATGTGCTACAGCGTGGTCTGGCATTTACTCCAGTAGGCCTCGCTGACTCCGCAATTGGAGCGATGAATTCCATTAAGAAAAACAGAGAAGGCCAGAGGTTTATGGATCTGAGCAACTACGAGAACTCCGTAGCTGGGCTTACCGAGGGAGCAATCGGAACCGCAATTCTGATGGCTCTGTTCAGAAGCATGGAAGGAGACAAGGACGACGATAAGAAGCTCTTATTGATTACTGGCCCCGCCGCCCAAGCCGATTCCGCCAGCAGAACCACTCGTTATGGGAACAGATCCTATATGATCCGAATTGGGAATAAGGAGTTCGATATCAGTAGGATTGAGCCGTTTGCGTCAACTATGGGCTTTGGTGTTGCATTAGGAACAGCAGTAAAAGACGCAGTTCATCGTGGCGGTGGCATTGCTATTTCTCAAAACCTTGTTGGCGATTTCAGCAGAATCCTTGCCCAGAAGACATTCGGAGGACAGCTCCGCACAGCAAAGACATTGTTCGCCGATTGGAACATAGTTGACCCAGTTATTGATTTTGCATCTGTATTTACCGCCCCACCGATCGCTAGGGGTCTTGTGGAGGCCTCAAAAGACTATGTATCCAGAACTGCATCCGAAGAGCCAAGTCTAGTAAACAAAGACAGAATGCTTTCAAAGTTTGCCCCTGCAGTCGGAGCATACCCACAAGCTACTGGATACAGGACTCCATACGCTTACGACTTTGAAGGCAAAAAGGTTGTTAAGCCATTCACGGAGGTCGTGCCTGACGGCAAGCTTGGCAAAGTTGCAAAGTTCGCACTCAGAAATCTTTTCCCTGTGGCCGTCTACAAAAAGAAGTCGGCCTCCAAGCTCAATAGGTTTGTAGAGTCCTACAATAGGCAACAGATTTCAACGGAAGGAAAAACTTGGATCCTCAATTCACCAAGAGCCGAGATCACAGATCCCTACAGCAAAAAGAAGGTCAGGTTGACCCTGCGGGAACAGGAGACGCTGAACTCTATTGTCCAGCCCCAGCTCCAAGCCTTGTTTGAAACCAACATTACCGAAGCCGACATTGCTAACCCAACTGACGAAAAGAAGAGAAGAATCCAAGATCTAGCCTCCAAGCTCCGCAATAAATACGAGGAACAGATTGTCCGTCAGCGATATGCAATGGGCGACGCAAAGCAGACAAAGTAGTCGCACACCTCGCCATTGATGGTTGAAATCGAATATGGCTGAGAATCAAGTAGATAACCTCGTAAAGAAGGCCGAAGAGCTCGAGAAGGCTCTTGATTCTGCTCGTAGTGGACCGAACGCACGAGCTTTGGGTGGCGGAAGCCCGACTGCGGTGGCCTTCCCAACAGCCTATAAGCTGACAGAAGAACAAGAAAAGGAGCTGGTTCGCCACGCATGGGAACGCCTCCGCAAGCTCGAGGTTGAGATGGGTCGAAGCATCGTTCGTAATACTGCTTACAACACAAACCCAACTTCTTTGATGGCCTTCGAGACCTTCCTAGGTCGCCGTCAAATCTACGAGTGGGTGTATGAAAATAATGTATCGTGGCGACCAGCGGTGATGGGCGGGATCTTTGAGCAGAGCAACCTTATCGTGCCTGTCACCCGCCGTATCGTTCGGCAGATGATCGCAAAAGCACAGAAATACTTCCTTGGCACAGATCCTTGGTTCTCTGCCCTGCCCGAAGGAGCCGCCGACAGGGACATCGCAGAAAAGGTTGAGCGATATGCTCGCTATAAGTTCAACAGGCTTGGAGTTAAGGATGCGATGGCCATGGCCCTGCAATTGGCATTTGTCCGTGGTGAATGCGTGGTCAAAACTACTCACGTTAAGAAAGAGCAAGTTTATCAGCGGAACGCCAAGGTTCTGGTGGATCTAAACGGCCAGCCAATCCTAGCAACGGACGGAGATTTCATCACCGACAAAGACAGCTTTGTCCCAGCCCAGAACGAAATCGGTGAGCCTATTATGCTTTTGAGGCGGGACATGGCCACGATCCAGCCCCCTGTTCCTGTCTTCATTGAACAAACTATCAGCCGAAGGGCAATTATCTCCGAAGGGCCAACTGCCGAGCCTGTGTACTACCAAGACTTTATCTGCCCACTTAATGCAACCTCCGTCGATGATGCTGACTTTGTAGCTCATCTTTATGATGCCCCTGTGATGGAGCTGGCCGACCTATACAACAAGAAAGGGTCAAAAAGCGACGAGACCCCAGAGGAGGAGATGCTCCGAATCCAAGCGGCGATTGACCAGATCCGACTATCTGCAACTGAGTCTGGGATCCCGAAATCTGGCTCAAAACAAGCCAGAACAGAGCGTGGTGAGGCCTATGAGCCAAACAACACCTTCAATAACCCCACGATGGAGATTGCAGAATGCTATCTTCGCTATGATGCAAATGGCGACGGAATCACCGAGGAAATTATGCTTCTGCTAGATGTTCGCAATCAGCGGGCAATCTTCTACGAGTATGTGGCTAATGTGACATCCGATGGCCGTAGACCATTTACAGTAGTCCGAGTGAACCCTGTGGACGGACGCTGGTACGGAATGGGTGGAGTTGAGCAGTTCAAGACCTCCCAAGACTTCATGGATCTGACCATTAACCGCCTCAATTTCAGCCAAAGCTCAAGCGGGCGGGTTACTTTCTGGAGGCCAGACGCAACTTTTGAAGGGTCGGCAAACCCCAATCTGATCCTCAATTCGGGAGGCACTTATACGCTCCGCCCAGGTTTTGCAGCTGCCGATGCCTTAACCTATGTGGCTCTCCCAGAATCCAAAGAAAAGGATCTTAATTTCATGCTCCAATACTTCACCCAGCTCGTCCAACTCGAGTCGGGTGTAATGACTGGTGGCGATCAAGAGTTCTCTGGCCTTCCCTCAAGCAAGCTGGCTACTGGCATACGAAGCATCGACCAAGCTGGCAACGAAATGTTCTCGCAGTACTTGATGTCCTTGGAGCCAGCCCTGTCTCAAGTGGTCAATCGGCTGGTCTTGATTCTGTTGGATAACATGAACAAAAAGGAAATGTTCAACTACCTTGAAGGCGATGCCCTCCAGCTTGTGACGATCACCCCAGAAGAAATTGCTGATATTAACATCAATATCCGCCTCCTACTGACCCGCTACCACGGAGAACAACAGCTCCAGAGCAACGCTCAAGCGGCGGGTCTTGTCACTCAGTTCTATGGATTGCCCCCAGAAGTTCAGCAGAAGGTCGCCTTGTTCTACAACCAGAGCCTCAAAGCCCTTGGGATCGTGGATGCAGAGTCGATCATTCAGCCTTTCGCCCCGCCTCCGACCCAGAATGGCATCACTCCAGACGGACGAGTATTCGGCCAAGCTGGATCCCCTGGCTCACCCCCTCCTAGCGTTGGGGGAACAAAAAGCGTCCCTGTTGACGCTGGCCTAGCTGGTGGCAATCCGACACCCGCATGAGCGATCCAGCCAGCCAACTGGCACTCATAGAGCGGTTAAAAGACAATTCTGGGTATAGCGAGTGGTACTTGCCGACCCTTTCAAGGCATTTAGAAGGGCTTAAAGAAGCAGTTCTAGAAGCTGGCATTAGCCCAGAGGAGCGTCAAAACAGGCACTCGGCCTATATGGCAGTTAAGGAAGTGCTGGCTCTAGTTCCGTCACAGGAGGCGGCACTTTATAGGATTTTGCAAGGCCACGAATCACGTCCAGAGCCTCGTCGTAAGTAAAGAATTTGTCCACGAACTTGACCAGTCGAACCTTGTCGTCGGAAAGAACTTTTCTAGCTTCACAAAAGTCGGAATTGTTTCTGTGCAGACAAACATCCTCGTAACAAGCCGTACCAGGAAGCCTCACGCCGTGCAAAAGAGTAGAAGTTCTACTGCTTCGCTTGTCTGCAAAAGAGGCCTCATCGATCAGTTTATTCGCAGCATCATCAGAAATAGGATCCTGCATTGTAAAAAACAACTGCCGTGCATTAAAAGACGTGGCGACAACAGACGCATTGGAAGTATCCCAATCTCCGCTAGGCACATCAAGAATAACCATTCTGACGCCGCTTTCATCGAGTGGCTTGGCGGTTATGACGTTGTGCTGAAATATGCCAGTCCTTAAAGAGGAAAGAGCAGATTCAAAATCTGAAAATGGACTATTCTTATGAGCAATCCTGTTCTCGTCATCTTGTCTTTGGGATATAGTAACACCCAAAGACCCCCATATCTCACTAACAAACTCCACGGCAAACTTGAGGCCTATTTCTTCTTTTGATAAGCTATTTATCTCATCCAGAAGTGGCGAATCGCTCAATTTTTTGCGTTGAGCCTCAAGATCGGATCCATCAACCGACCTTATCACATTCAGCGGATGCTGTATAAATTCGGAAAGCTCGGGAGAAGGGCAAGGCGAAATATCAAGCTTATTGCAAGCAAGCCCCAAAGGCCAAGAATGCGATCCCCTGCCATGAAACTGGGAAAAGTTGTGCCTTCGTAGTTCAAGTAATTCAGAAGGAGCAAGTAAGGCGGGGCTCAACAAAATCCCCTCGTCAACAAACCTACGTGCTGTAGGCCTGTCCATTCCAAAGAACCCGCTTGCAGCGTAGTGCATAAATTCCAAGATGCCTGTGCTTTTTCTTTCAGCTACAGAAAATACCCTGCCTTTCACCCCATGCCCTTGACTAAGAAGAGTCTCCTCAAGATCTGGTTGTGGCGTGCCAAAAGTGCAGTCGGGATCAACCTTTAATATATAAGAACCGCTCATGCGAAGAGCAAGAACAAGCAGTTCGTGGACTGCTAAACCTCCAGCCATGTGCAGATCGTCAGAAGTTGTCTGAATAAGGTCACAATAATCCTCAAGTTCTTTAGGATGCTCACACTTGTTGGCAAGTACACCTATTTTAGACGAAGGAAGTGTATTGCGAATCGCCCTTGCGGTATGCACTGATAATTCCTTGTCTCCATCCCATATCTGCATTACAACAATCATTCCGTTCCCCATTTCTCCTTTGGACAACTCTGAGATGGCATACGAAGCTTTGCCTCCCCACAACCACAGACACGGCATCGGCCAGTGCCAAGGAAAGCTGTTGGGTCAAAGTATTCACATGACTGGCAAATAGACTTACGGAAAGCAAATGTCTCAGGCTTAACATGGGTTGTCAGAGTCTTGGTATTTACTGCCTTTACAAAGGCGGCAGACAGGGTTTTTAGCTGATCCGCAGCTGAGGGAGATTTATAGAAAAGGTCTAACACACATCTCGGAGACACAGATATTTCCTTATCTACAGCGCATACCCATCCATTCCCCGTACATTTCTGCACATTCAAAGCACCTCTTTGGTAGCATTTACCAATCATTCCACGCCTAACAAACGGATGAAGACTCTTCCAATCATCTTGTGAAGGCGATTTATATACGTACACAGTCTTTGTGTCGCTTTCGTAGGCTAGTGTTCTTAAAGCCCACAGCTCCTTAAGAAGCGGATCGGTATTTCCAGCCTCAAGCTTGTAGATCCTTCTGTCGAGCTCAATAGTCATCATTCCCTCCGAGAGTATAATTCCTTCTTCTGTAGTTTTAATATTCATCTAACCTCCTATTTTAGTAAAGTTTTCAAACGTTAGTGTTATCTTAAGTTCTGTATTCAGCTCCTCAAGGTCTTGAGCTTCGCCAAAACAACCAAGCTCTCCCTGCCCTGTGGTTGTTGACGGAGGCTGAGCACCAGCATCATTCGTCGGACACGGGAAAGCCCCAGGAATTCTCTTATCTGTAATGCAACCGCCATCCCTTGCCCACAGGCAACAGCAACCACAGCAAGAGCACAGATCAAAGTGAAAATTGTTTCCTGGACAACAACAACCGCAACATGGTCCAGGAAGGTCGGGAGTCACGGTTCTCTTTGCAGCAAGTTTGCAGTTATCCCGACAACATTCATCCGTTACACTACCTCCTACTTTTCCTGCAAAGTCCTTACAGGGATCACCTGACGCAATGCACCCATCGACTTGAGCTGGCCTGTCGACATAAAACATATTCGGCCCCCCTGAGCCATCTGCCCATCCTCCAGCGCATTCCCCTTTTTGTTTTGGGTCGTGAATTGTCCAAAGAGGGATATCCTTTGACCAATCTTTATTCTTTAGGGTTAATGTTCCAGCCTCCTTTACAAAAGCGGTGCTGGAAATAATATTAGATTCATGCCATGCTTTGCATGTGGATATTACGGGAAGTTCAAATACTGGGCTGTTTATGTCGTATTCTGCGCCATATATGCTGGCTGTGTTAGCCCTGCTTTGTAGTATATTTTGCGTTCCTCTGAAAATAAAGCCAATGTTAATCGTATGATCGTCGCCTTCATTCGCATAAATACTTAGCGGCATTGGCGATTCCAAGTAATGGCTGGGGGTCGTCCCTGCCACAGCCCCATTTGTGTCTACGTAGTTGGCGATATGCAAGTCTATGCGATATGGCACGCTGCAACCAGATGTTGCCTTGCTAAAGTCGGAACCAGAGTTATGCGGGTAAAGTATAACTTCACCCCACCCATCCACCTCATAGCATTGTTTTGAGTATTCGCACGGAAATCCCCATGTGCCTTGGGTACTACAATAATCACCGCAGTTGGGATCCCTGCCAAGAAGTTGTCCTGGATATGCCCTATAATCATATTTTCGCATTGAATCATATAGCGGGCATTCCGACCCATCCCTTACGAGCCGCAATGCAGTTTGAATGGGTTCAGCTGCTGGAGATTTAAACACTTCATAGTTTCCTGGCCCTGTCCCATCATATTTACCGCATGGAGAATCCTTGTATACTTTTTCATCTCCATTTTCTCCAACAAACTCATATAAGCTCTCCACATAGCTTGCACTTAAGCTTGGGCCACTAACAAATCCTTTGCTGCCACTGAAAGCACCTGAATCGACCCCAGAATAACCAAAAGCTGAATCGACCCCAGAATAACCAAAAGGCTCAAATGCAAGCGGGCTGAGATACTTTGCAAGTATTCCACCAGTATTAAACGTAGAATCACATCGTTCGTCTTTAAGATTTTCGGACAAGAGATTGTCTTCTTGGTTTCTTCTAATTAGATCTATGTCTAGGCTTGGAACAACCGCACACCCAGCATCAAGCTTTTCCACTATTTGTCTTTCCCCCAAGAGCTTTGCTTTTGAATATAGGCTAGAATCAGGGCATTGGTTATATTCATACGGAGAACAAAAGCAGTCCCAGAGCTCTGTTATAGCTGAATGACGCAGGGCATTAGGCGTATTACTGCCTATGAGATAGTTGGGAGATAGATCCAGCTGAGTTGGTTCACCATTCCACAATGAAGACATCGCTTTATATCGGCTCATGGATCCTTCCAAGCCTCCACGTACAGTAGCAGATATATTTTCTTGGGGTGATATACATTCATAACTATAAGTATTTGAAGCGGCCTTCCATTTCCAGGAGCAACTGCTACCTTCTCCATAGTAAAATGTACTAACTACTGTTCGTGCGCTTGGGCCACTACACTTAATAGTTTTTCTTTTAGACTCATGAGAGAATGAACCAGATATGCTAATTTTCTTGGTGCAGTTTAGTATGTTATGAGCTATTCCTGTGGGGATTGTAATGCTTGAAACAGGGAATGAGTTGACTATAGCATCTTCTTTTATTGCCTTATTTGTTCCTTCGCCGAACTTTGATGGCCTGTAAAGGTATGGGCCAGAGAACCCAGCTCCACCATCCACATCAACGCTAATGGGTGTTCCGTCATAATCCGTTGATTCAAATTTGATTGGATACTTAGCGCATGCGTTGATCGGTATATTTTCTTGAGCTATTAAAGAGTAATCCGTGGCTGTTTTATTGTTTGGCTGCTTCCACGTTTTCAAAGCTTGTAGCTTGGAATACTGCTGCACGTCTTTTCTTTTCCTTCGGTTATCCGTGATATAAGTGTCGTATTCACTTAACTTATAGTTGTACTCTGGGTATTTCGTTTTCCCAATTCCGTAGGAAAGGCACCCATAGACTTCTTCTCCAAGGTCGTTCTCGTGAATACGTTTGAAACTGAGATCAACTTTTGCGGCCTTAGTTGCAGTTGTTTTGTAAATGTCGCCTTCTCTGTCATCTGAGGTACGAAGGTATTTGTTTAAAACCGACCCAAATGGGTTGTGGCTACCCGTACCAAAACGCTGGAAAGATGTATGCCTACCCTTCATGCAGTGGTAATAAGCACGCCACGAAATCCGTTAATGCAGGCGGGTATAGCGATAGGAACAGAAAACGAGCTTTGGATAACTGGTGTTCTTAGGTTATTCCCAAACTTTGGGAATGGCTTGCTTTTCTTTACAAATCCAAGGAAATGACGAACTTTCGTTTGTTTTGCTAGATCCTCTTCTGGCTCAAATAAAGGCTTAACGGATGGATATCCTTTAATTTCAGCCGACGTTACCTTCCCGTCATCGACATCGCATTCGATATATACATAAGTGCTTTCTCCTGCGACACTTTTTTCGTCTCCAAGACCTTCAACTGCAGAAGAAACGCCATAAATAAAAGAACCTATTGGGTTTACCTTGTATGACGATACTTGATTGCCTTGAAATCTAGCTGGGTAAATCTGGAAAAAAGCATTCCAAGAAAAAAACTTTGGGTTGATTGTTCCTTCCCCAAAAAACCTTGCCGCTTGCCCGACAACGTAGCCGTACCCAGAGGCTGGACTAACTCCTAGCGGCCCTATGGGCTTCTTGGTACTCATACTCCGATTACACTTTTGCTATAAACAAAAACAACTAGGCATTACCCTATGCGTCGCACGCACTAACAAATCTCTTCCGTTCTTGCTCTAGGTCTTTTGGCTTGTTGCATGAGCGAAAATAATACTCTGGCGCAAGCCGAGATAACAACCCCTCAAACAAGTGCAGAACCACAAGTTGCTGCACGGACGGAATCTAACGTGGCGACACTTGATGAGCGTGCTTATCACGAGCTCGTCCAAGGTCTAAAGGAAACGGCGGAACCCGCCCCAACTCCAGAGGCTCCCAAGGAAGAGCCTACGGCTGAACAAGCCCCTGCGGTTGAGGAAGCTCCAGTCGAAACGAAGGCCGAAGACGAGAACGAAACAGCAGAGACAGAATCCGAACTCCCCGAAAGGGTGCGTATCGGAAGCTGGTCTGAGACCGAACGCAAAGCTCTCAAGATTCGGGCTAGGAATCCAGACCTCACCCTTGAGCAGGCTATGGCCATGGTCAAAGGAGAGGCTGAACCAGCCAAAGAGGAGCAGTTTGTAGCTCCCGCCGATATCGAGGCCAAGATTGACGAAGTAGCGCAGGCGAAAGCCGCCGCTTTTAAGAATCTTGAATTCGACAAGGTTGCCGAACTTGAAGTCGAAATGCTGAAACTGAACAAAGAACTTCGGAAGTCTGAAAAGATGGCTACCGAACGTGAGTCTGTTCAGCAGACGCAACGCAACAAGGGAATTGAAGAAGCAAAGGCTCGTGCCGTGGAGTTTTATCCCGATGCGGGCAAAGCCGACTCGGCCCTCGTGAAGAAGATGAATGAGATCTTTGACACGATGGTCGATACAGGGAATCCCCTTGTAAAAGACCCTTCGATGCCATTCAAGCTGACACAAATGGCTGCTAATGAGCTTGGGATTGCTCCCCGCAACCCTAGCGCAAAAGCACCCTCGCCAAGTGTCGCCCGCAAGGCTCCGTCAATTCAACCCGCGAGCGGTAACGCCCGCACAACTCCAACAGCTCCGCTTAATGCTAAAGCTTTGGCCGACAAACTGGACGATCTTGAGTCGTATCAGCTCTTGATGGCAAAGCTCTAGGGCGGGGCTTACAAACCCAAAAGAATAGGAGGATATTAAAATGGCTAACCTTTTAATTCCTGAAAACAATTCGACGAGTACAATCTCGTCACAAGCTTCCAATTTTCTACCAGAACTTTGGAAGAAAGGGGTGCAACTTTCGGAGGCTGCGGAGAATTTCTTCCAGCAGTTCGAAGGCCCCACAGAAAGCTACCCAGTCATGTCCATCCGTGACTTGAGCAAAGGTGCTGGAACCAAAATCACGTTCCGCACGATGGCTCAACTCTACGGCGAAGGCGTGCAGGGTGAAACACTCATCCAAGACAACACGGAAGACTTCCGAGTCGGATCTTATAATCTGACTGTGGATTTCTTGCGTCACGCTGTCTCTTACAATCGTCGGCTCGAGGAAAAAACTGCTCTCGCCTCCGAATTGAAGAGCAATGTTCCTGTGATGCTCGGTAACTGGCTCGGACGGATGAAAACCGAACGACTCCAGAAGCTGTTCCTTCACAAAGGTACTGCGAAAAACTACTACCAGGCTAATGGAAAAGGATCTATTGATGCCCTCGGACACAAAGATACCTTGTCCTACGACGGCTTGATCGCCGCTGGTCAGCAACTCCGCACTCGTGGGGCTACTCCTGCGACTATCGGACAAGTTGGCAAGAACAAGATCAAGAAGTTCGTTATCGTTTCAACAGGCGAAGGCTTGCTTTCCCTAAAGAGCGAATCGAAATATCTGGCCGCCTTGAACGCAGCCGCCGCCGCCGAAGGTGAAAATGCAAAGCAGTTCACTGGTGGATTTGTTGATCTCGATGGTCACGTTATCCGTCAGTATGACCCTGCCGACCACGATGGATTTGGTGCAATCGGATCTCCGATCAATGCCAAAGCCAGCTTGGGTGAAGTGTTCACCATCAGCAATGCAACTGCTAACTCGACTAGCATCCAGCTCAAAGGTGGCGGGTCGGCTACTGCCGCCGCTAAAACCGCTCCTAAATACTTCAAGTATTTCAGCGGGTACACCTATCCGACTGGTCTCGACCAGACCGAAACGGCCATTAACTTCTCGAATCCTACTGGCACGGCCAGCGGGACGAGCTACACGAAGGGATTCATTCTGGTCCTCTCGAGCGGTAAGTATGGTCTGTACAAGTACACCACCAATAACGGCAACCAGCTTACCCTGACTGCCGCACTCGTAAAAACGACTGGTGGGTTCACTGCTGGTACCTTCAATGTTACCCGCTCTACTTGGAACACCAACGAAACCGTTACCCTAGATACTGGAGCGTTCTCCGATACCAACATCACCAACACTCACGCTGTCGGTGATTTAATCATCGAGTGTAACGCACAGGGCGTACCGATCGGTCGCACGATGGTTCTTGGAGCTATGGCCGCAGTTCGTGGCTACGGATCCTTGGACGGCGAGCGTTCCGAAGAGACGTTCGATGGCGAGTTCATTCGCAAAACCTACATCACGAGCATCTTTGGGCAGAGCCCTTATGTCCGTGTTGACGGCGAACAACCCAACTACCTAGTTCTGAACCACGCTGTTCAGTACGCTGGCTTGGTGTTGCCAGTGAATAACCTCGCATAGTTATTTGGAGAGCGGGGTCGAGGGGAAACCCTCGGCCCCGCCTTCCTTTTATGAAGCTCCTCATCACGATTACTGGTTCATCCCGATACAACCCATTCATCAGGCTTTCTGGTGGATCTGGGAATCCTTACACATTTACTTGGAGTAATGAATTCAATGCTCATGTTTGGAGTCGTGGATTTGTTACACAAGATGACTCAAAACAGATTGATGACATTTTTGCTACTGGAGACGCTTTTTACAGGCCAGCTATTAAAATTATTAAAGATGAAAAAAGGGCTATTGAAACCCCTATTCAAGATGCCCCAGCACCTATCGCAAAGACTAGGAGACCTCGCAAGGCGGTGGCTGTATGAACGTCACCCAAGCCATAGATGCAATTTATGAAGTTTTCGGCATACCAAATAATGCGTCTGCCCCCGAGATCATGCGGAGGCGGATATTCAACGACCTTAATTCGGCGTTACAACTCATCTGGGTCAAGGGGCATCGTTTATTGGATTACTACACTCGTAGGGCGGTTACTGCGACGATCTCGGCCAATGCCAATAGTGTTGTCCTCGACGACTCGGTTGAAGCGGTTCTCGGGCCTGTAAAGCGTGTTTCTGATGGCGTGGGGCTTCGCCCGATCCGCACTAGGGGCGAGTATGATTCATTTGCTTCAATCTATGCTGGGAGTCTGACGGCCCTTACTGGAGCCCCTCCCCAAGCCTATTTTGCCGAGGAAAAGCGTCCATCCTCAGATCAAGCTGATTCAACTTCGATTACTTTATTTGTTGTCCCTGTGCCGACCACAAGCACCCAGCTCTCGGTAGAGGCTTCAATTCGAGCCCCAGCTTTCACTACGACTGATTACACGAACTCAACGGCTATCCCAATGCCTCATAACTACGCAGAAACCCTGCTGTTGCCTATCGCTCGATACCTATCCAGCAGTTCCCTGTTCTTTGCCGACAAGTCAAAGCAGAGAGAGCCTTTATTAAAAGCCGAGTATGACAGGGCGTTAAAAACTCTGGAGGAGGCCAAATGACATCATTACAGCTCGCTCAAAGGATTATATCGTTCACTAACCTCCCTAATGATCCAATCTCAATCCATGCCGACCAAGCCTCCACTCTTATAGGTGCGATCAATGCTGGCTTTGCCAAATACTATTTTTCGGCTCCATCTGGGCGTAAGACAACCCCTGTCACCTCGTTCCAGCTTGCCCCTGTAAGCGTCTCGGTTGGACTGACCCAAGGATCTAGGAACGTGACAGGCCTCACCCTGTCATCTGATACAGACAGGATTGGAGATACGCTTGAGGTTGGTAATCGCAAATGTCCCCTTGGAGTTGGGTCTACGCTTCGGGATCCGTGGTCTTTGGCTACTGGCAACTATACTGGCCTTCTGTATGACGATGCCATCCCGCTATGGGCTCCAATCCGAAGAATCGAAGGATCTGTTATCTGGGACGAGGATCATCGCTTAACCTTCCTTTCCGAGTCTCCAGTACGGCAAGACACTCTTACCTACTACAGGCAGAGCGGTCTTCCAGCTTACTACACGGCAGAATACCTTGGAGACACTATTGGCGGTGGAGCTAGGGCTTTGGTTCGAGTTGTCCCCCTGCCTACCAAGGCATCTTCGATTCGTTTTTCGGCCTCGCTAGAGCCACAGCAACTGGTTTTGTCGGATCTACAAACCCCTATTGGTATTTACACGCCAAGCTCCGACATCGAGGCATTTCTAGTTCCCATTATTATTGGAGAGCTGGCTACAACCTCCCTGCTTAAAGCAGACGCAGACAAGAACCTTATTGTAAAGAAGGCGGCTGAGTCATTGGCCTTCTTGAAGACGTACCACGAGCCTATCAGCGGGGCTACAAACTTAATGATGACTCCTGTGGGGTTTTAATATGGCTCTTGTCGTACCACTATCCTCCTCGGCGAATGTAATCTCTAATATCCTTTTCAAGGTGCGTAGAGGGATTGCGTTGTCTCGGAATGCCTCACAGGCAAACGCAGCTACTGGGGTAATGGTCGATTTGCCAGAAAAGATTGATTTTGAGATGACTCTATTAAGGACTTATCAATCGCCAGTATATCAAAGGATAGTAAGCACGACCGCATCAGATGTAGGGGTTGAGACAAAGGGAGTTACATCCTCAGAAACCTCTTCAAGTCTCAAGATTTCAAGCGACTCAGACGTAAAGCGTTCTACCGAGACAGGTAGTAACCAATCTTTGGAGCAGAGTACAAAAAATTCAAACGGAAGCGATCAAGCAAATCAAACAACGTCGGGGACAGGGACAACGTCTGATAGCGATAGTTCGCAAGAAACAACAACAGGGAAAGGTAATCAGAGCTCATCCGAAGATACCCAAGGAACCAAGACTGCTACCGACTCCGAGGACGCAAAGCATTGTACGGTTCAAAGTCACAACGCCAATAGGTACTACGACAAGTTTGATACGGACACAGGGGAATTACAGGGAATTAGCGGATAGGAGGCTATATGGCATACACACTCGTTGACACAAGAAACGCCTCAATTGCAAATAATTCCGCAAGTGTAAACACAACTGGAACAACAACTGGAACGATCACTAACACTGGAAGCACCACTTCCACTTCAAGCGTCAGCTCGAGTAGGTCTGCAACGTCAAGCTCAAGCGGTAGCAGATCTTTGACATCGTCCAACAGCAGCAGTCGTTCCAGCACAAACAACGCAAGCGGAAGTGCAAGCAGAAGCGGATCCTCGAGCAGCTCAAACTCGGCAAGCTCAACATCGACGCAAACATCAAATGCTTCTTCTTCTGGGACATCTTTGCAGTCATCTACCAATAATCGTTCTGGTTCATCAAATAGGGTCGAGACACAAAGAGACGACGTTGGTTGCGTAATAAGGTTTAGCGTTCCGATCGTTGTGCAGTACCCAGGAGACGTGCAATGAGCCGATCTGAACATCGGGAGTTCATGTCCGAAAGAATGGCTCGGATGGAAGAACGCATGATTGCGATATCTAAAGACGTATCCGAGATGAAGGACGTAATGGAGAAGAGTTATTCCACCTTTGGCGATTTGGCTAATAGAGTCAGCAGCCTTGAGGGCTTTAAGAAGTTTTTTATTTTAGCCGCATCTGCCGTTGGATCCCTTGTTGGGTTTGTTGTTGAGGCTGCAATAAACTGGAGGAACAAATGACAATCGTAGATCTGTCTGATCTCGATACATTTATCCGTGACTCCCTGTACGAAGTTAGAAAAGGAATTGCGAACTCCAGAAACGCAACACAGGCCAATCCAATGCTCGGAGTTATGGTTGATCTGCCAGAGAAGGTTGATTTCGAGATAATGGTCACGACTGCCTATCAGAGCTTAAGCAGAAATTCCATAGCCCAAGATTCCGACTCCGTGGTCGAGCTTTCAAGCGAGAACCAGCAAACAACAAGCAAGTCGACGGAATATGTTGTTGGTGGGGGACTAAGCCTCACTTCTTCTTCCGCAACTGAAAGCAGTACGGATGCTTCCAAGGAAATAGGGTCAAACACCGAAAGTGGGTCGGGCTCGGAGAGCAACTCAGAAAATGAAAACAAAAACGGAACAACAACAGGGGCAGATCAAAACACGGAAACTCGAAATGGGACTACCCGAGAAAACAAAAGCAACAGCGACAAGAAACAAGAGAAATCCACTCGAACTGAACAACACCTAGAGGCAAACGATCGTGCCTCAAAGGCCTTCGACGAAGATACTGGTGCCTATGGCGGTCAGGGACAAATTGCTACCCCGTCTTACGAAGGAGGCTCGCCGTGCAGTTGCGGTTAATAGCACTGGCTATCTTTATCTGTGGATGCTCGACTCCTAGGCATTCGGCAGACTTCTCGGTGGCCGAAGCACGCATTGACGAGGCCATTGCTGTAGCCAACCCAGAAGCCAAGAAGCACCTAGTTGTAGCCAAGGCACAGTTAGAGACAGCCGTACAGGCCTGTAAGCAGACCTCCGTTGATTTAGACGAGGCCGTCAAAGAAAAGAACGAGGCAATTAAAGATGCTGGGGTCTGGAAAGACAAACAGCGCAAGGCGTTGAAGGAGCTTTGGATCTATCGTGGGGCTCTTATCGCTTTAGGGCTATGGATGTTTAGAGGTGTCCTATTTGGGGGTGTTATGTTTGTGGCTAGAAAGTTTGTGGGGATCCCTTGGTGAAAAGGTTTTTCTCAAAGTTCCAAGGCCTTGGCTCGTTTTGTATCGCAATCATTGTGTTCTGGTCGGCTGCACCTCTTATTCAGCAGGCCGATCCTTCTGCTGGAACTTATGATAGAGGATCCTTGCATGGCTTAATCCTTGGGGCTTCTGCCTATTTGCTTGCTGTGTGGCTTAGTTGGTTCGTGATCCAAATGGAATGGCCATCAATCAATGAATATATTGATACTTTGAGCTGGCTACAGGATTGGAGGGGTGCCACTAGAACTGTACGCCTTGTCATTGTTCTTTGCCTATGGGCCGTCCTTTTTATAGGAGCCGTAGTATGCCTTCTTGGCTGGCGATAATCCTCCTAGCCACTTCCCTTTCAATCGCTGACGACCGAGGATGCGTCCTCGCACAAGCCAGAAAGATGATTGGAGTAAAGGAGTGGGGCGTAAACACAGGGCCAGAAGTAGACATCATCTTGTCATCGGTTGACCTTGAGCCAGGGAATCCTTGGTGTGCCGCTTTTAACTACTATGTCTTTCGCCAAGCTGGGCATGGGAACCTAGTCCCTAAAACAGGCTGGAGCCCATCTTGGGTGGCTGGGGGCAAGAGAGTCGACTATTCGCCCCCCGCTTCTGTATTCGGGATCTATTTCAGCTCCCTTGGGCGGGTAGCCCATACAGGCATCATTGAGAGAACAGAGAATGGGTTTGCCACCACAATCGAGGGTAATACCAACTCGGCTGGGGATCGGGGTGCTGGCGGGGGTGACGGCGTATACCGCCGAAAGAGGTCGATGCGAACGCTCCTGTGCCGAGATTGGCTTAAATGATAGCCCAATTCATCAAGGGGTTAATTGAGTTATGGGTTCAAAGAAAACCCGAATCTGAGAGGTCATCCTTCTCTCGTTGGCTGTGGAGTAAGCGTCCTGGTACTCGAACTCCTTGGGACTTTGAAGACAAAGACGAGGACGGATACGACGACAGATTTGAGCCTCAGAAGGACGACAACTACTACCGATGAAAAAATACCAAAAGTTCATTGCAGGGTTCGACCTCCACGGAGATATGCAAGATCGTGGCGTGGTCAAAAAGTTCTTTCAGTTTTCGGAGGCGTTTCGACCAGACATCAAAATCATGGGCGGAGACCTATTTGATTTTCGTGGCTTGAGAAAGAAGGCCGACAAAGCAGAACAGGCCGAAAGCCTTTCGGACGACGTGGCTTGCGGGATCGAGTTTTTAAGCAAGTGGATGGATGGGAAAGGCACAAAGGTCTGGCTTCGTGGCAATCATTGTCAGCGACTCTGGGACGTGGCAGAAGGCGAATCGGACGGCCTCAAGAGGGACGCAGCAATCAAAGGGGTCGAAGAGCTAGACGAGCTGTGCAAGACACTTGGGATCAAAACCTACCCCTATTCAAAAAGACTTGGAATCCATCGGGAGGGTCGCCTTTGCTTCCTTCACGGATACGCAGCTGGAGTCTATGCCTTACGTAAAACCCTGCAGTGCTACGGAGAGAACGTGATTATGGGGCATACTCACACTATCCAGTCCTTGTCCGTTGAAGGCCTTGTGCCAAAACAAGGTTGGGTGGCTGGATGCTTATGCCAGCTAGACTACGAATACAACCGATCAATGCTAGGCACGCTCAATCACGAAAACGGATGGATCTACGGACTTATTTTTGACGATGGCAGTTTTGCAGTCTACCAAGCTAGGCAGATCTCTGGGAAATGGATTCTGCCAATGGACTTCAAGGAGATTTAGCTTTTGGAAGAAGGCGGTAGTGCGGAACCATTCTGTTTGATGTCTTAATTTTTCCCACAATCAATACCCTGTAGTACTTTTTTTCAGCTAACCCCAACTTAAGCAGTTTCCCTACGGC